AAGGGATGAGGAGTTTGGAGATACGGTGTACTGGCTTAAAGAAGGAATTTCTGCAACAAGAGACTGCCCAGCAAGATCAGATTGGATATCTCTATTAGCCGCGGTAGTTGCCGCATTTGGGTTTGTATCCCCTAGAAAATCTGCCCCTACTTCCAGCTCCAAAATATAATCTGCTATTCTTCCACCAAGTATATGTTTTACCGAAAGCACTGTCCAGTAACCGGATAGCCCATTAGGCAGCCCATCTAAGTAGATTGGGTCATATGGCCTAAGTTCAGGGTATCCCATAATAGTAACCGTAGCTCTATGCTGGTATCTATGAGCACTAGCATAATCTTCGGCTATATGTTTAGAATCAGCAATGCTTGAGGCTACTTCATAAACGTGGTGTTTTTTAAACTCTGTTGTTACAGCATTACCGGGAGTATTATTAGAAAAGTTACTCATGATAAAAAGAATGTCTCATTAGGTACAACCACGCTGGTAGGGGTAGTTGTAGGAGCCTTATGTAAATGTTTAGCTTTAATTACAGTTCCTTTATTTGTGTTAACGCCTGTAATAACACGATCAACTCTAACCCCAGCTTCTGGAGTACTATCAGAAATATGAGGTGTAAAGCTTAAAATAGTTCCATTAACTTTAGCTTCCCTAGGAACTATACCATCTATTTCATTTGTCACATAAAAAAAGTATGGGGCTGTAGCTTTTTTAGAAGAGTAGATTTTATCTTTTGATACAAAAAATACAGTTGTATTTTCACACCGAAGTACAAAACCGGTTTGACGTGCTAGTCGTTTAGCTAATTGCCAGTCACTTTGTCCAGCTTGAACAATACTATCTCTTTGACGTGGATGGCGTTGAGTAATTGCTGTCATGCCATGTTTAGTAGCTATCTTGTTAACTACTTGATCAGCAGTAACATTTGTGTAGACTTTTTGATCTGTCTCTTTTAATAGGTAAGATGCTCCCACACAGATAATATCTGTATTTCCTCCCTGATAAGTATTTGGCTGAGTTACCTTATAAATATATCCATACCAAGTAGAATTAAGCTTTTGAGATCTAAAGTTAAACTTTACAGGGTCTCCTGAAATCAAAGCTTCCTGTTTAATTTTAGGGTGGCCTTTAAAATGAAGAACTAAAATATCATGTTCTTCAATAGTGTGGCTAAGTTCTGCCCCAATTAAAGTTAGTTCTATCTCTGGGGCTTTAGGAAACTCCACAGAAAAAGAACTATCTAAGGTTGCAGCTTGCCATGTAAACGGACGTGCGGATGCTCTACTTGTTTCCATATGGCACTCTCAAAACTGTCCCTGGAATTATATTAAATGGGTCAACAATCTCAGGATTTATATCCATAATTTCCCACCAAAATTTTGGGCCAATATTATACACATTTGCTAGGTTGCCTAGGCTATCCCCATCAACCCATGTATAAAGAATGTAGCTGACTTCTCTATCCGCAGGAAATTTTCTATATACTGATATCTCATACTCTCCCGTATATTTATTTGGAGTTTGAGATAGAGGTCCATCATAATATCTAGATACGCGTTCTATGCTCATGCTGTTCCTCCAGCTGACGTATTCAAAGTAGAATAAAGATCTTTAAGAGTCTTCTTTTCAGTCTTAGTTGTGTCTCCCGAATTATCAACAATATTTGCAGGATATCTGGAAAAGGAAATATCTACTACAGATAGCATAGGAACCATCTCAGTGTTAAAAATTACATGGTTAACACCAAGACTTGCTACTGCACCATAGTATCTAAGATTATCATTTAAATATAACCACAAAGGTATTGCGGTAATATAACCTATATCTGCAGTAGCACCTTTCCAATCAGGATTTAATAGTGGGTTGTTTGTAGTAGGGTCTCCAGTTAAAGTTCTATATAAAAATTCTATATCATATTCAGTACCTCGATGTAAAATACCGCCTCTTTCTTCATCTTCTAATCCTCTACCATATGCTGCCTGCATACTACTACTAGAATTAGTATTTTCTAGATATGACATATCTACAATTCTATTTAAATAGAGTTGAAAAGTTACAACTTGATTACCAGCTAAAACAGTAGCACTATCCTTAGAACCTCTAGTCCAATCAATAGAGTTATTAGTGGTAGTAGTATAAGAGATAGTAGTTGGATTATACATAAATCTAAAACCCCACTGTTTAGCAGTTGCAGAACCAGCCGGTATTGATAATTTTGTTGTATTCATATAACGAGCACTTTCTTTATCTTGAAAGATTCGTCCTCTTTCTAAATAACTATATCCATTATCAGCATTTACAGCATATCTTGGGATATAGTTTCCAGCAATAAGTATGTCTGAAAAATCACCCTTAATTACATTTCCATTTTTATCTAACAATCCTTTGGTTTTAATTCCATAGGGTACGGAACGGCTTGCAGAATGTGGTGGTGGATTCCACCGCAAATAGTCTGTAGGAGGTGTAGGGTTTACATCTGGTATATAGGAATCTGATGAGGTTGTTCCATCACTTTTAATACAAGTTTTATCTTTTACAGCCGTCCAAAAGATTTTTGAATTTTGATCATCCCAACTTTTAGCATCTTTATCGTTAGAAATTTTTTTAGGGGTAACTGCTTGAGTTGGATTACTCCCATCCGCATTAAATTTCCAAAGAGTAACAAGTGACGGTGTTATATTAATTTCATTAAATAATACGTACCATTTATTGTTACATGGGTAAAAATATCTGTCTTTTATACTAGACATTGTAGTATAGTTTGCACCATATTTTGTTTTGCGCCAAGCATTTATAACATCTGTGGGAAAAGTAGGGTCTCCTGCTTTTTTAGAAAATAAAATAGAAGGGGCTATTTTAGCAGTATTTGCCCAAAGTATGTTTGTAACAGCTACATCTTGTCCTGTCTCCTCACTGTGAGTAATAGTAATAGTTGGAGTACATGTTGCTTGGGCGTTATTAAGGGCTATAGCATTTTCAGTTTTAAACAAAGAAAAAACAATATGCGAATTTTGATATACAATTTGACCTGTAACAATTTGTAAATTAGAGCTATTTATATTAACACTTATTTTTTTATTATTGCCGGTAACTAAAGTTCCCTTATCATTTGAGGCAACCCACTTACTATAACTAGATTCAGTAGTTTTATATACATCTACTACATACCAAACTTTAAATTTATCATAACATGCAACAGGGTTTGTTTTAATTGGGGTTTGCATATCAGCACTTGTTATAGTATTTACTGTATATGAGGTTGTAAAAAGACGTACATACCCATAGTAATAATTAGCCATTATAATGATCCCGCAATCTGCTTTAGCACAACATCCTCTTTAAGTCTTTGACCAACAAGACGAACAATACGCTCTGCTTCCTGAACACTACCTTGAGCAATTGTAACATTCATATTCAAGTTTATATTCACAGTACCAGACTTACCCCCAGCAATAACCATTGTATTAGTAGCTGATCCACCAGAATTTCCGGAGAACCCACTAGGTAAGTTAACACCTTCAACTGGCCCACCAACACCGGCTTGCTTTGCCATAGAGTCTGCTTCAGCAAGATGTTTTAAAAAAGTTCCATGTGTATATGTAGTCCAAGGATTCCAGTTATTTCCGCCCTTACTCTTTTTAAATGCGGCCTGTGCGTTATAACTTGGGTTGGGTAAACGCTTAACATCACGATAAGGATCGTTATATTTCTTCCAATCCTTTAAAGAACGAATTTGGAATAATCCTACACTTGGGCCCCATTTTTCGTCCTGAAGCTTTATATCACCCATAGCATTAGAACGACCACCAGATTCAGCAATAGATACTGCGTATGCAGTTTTTAAAGCTTTTCCTGTAAAGCCTTGATTAGATATGGTTCTAATTAAATCTTTTTTATTTTTAGTAACTGGGCCTGTATAAGTATCAGGAATAGATTCAATAAACTTTTGGCGATCTTTTGCAGGAATCTTTTTTATTACATCTTGCCAAGATATAGGGCTATTACTATCTGTAAGCTGACCAATTAATGAAGAAATACTTGGGGAAGATAAAGATCCGCCAGCATAAGAAGATTGACTTCTAGTTCTACGGCCTTCCCCAAAGTTTTTTACAGGCCTACTACCCGTAGACATAGATTTAGAAGGGACCGCATCCGAATGCTTATTGCTTGCACCTGTAAGAATAGCTTGTGGGTTAATCTTAACCCCATTCTTATCAGTCATTTCAAAGTGAAGATGGGGACCAGTAGAGTTACCTGCTCCAGGAGATCCAGGCTTACCGCCTGATCTAGCAATCTTTTGTCCAGCAATTACGTGGTCTCCACGACTTACTAGTGGTTGTTTTAAGTGCGCATAACGAGTTGTTTTACCGTCACCATGTTTAATAAGAACATATGTTCCATATGCCCCAGCGGTTCCAACTTCTTTAACCACACCGTCTGCAGCAGCATATACTGGACTTCCTTCAGGCATTCCATAGTCAATACCGTGGTGGTTCTTAGAAATACCTGGATGCATAGAATTATCTCTAGGACCAAAAGGTGAGGTAATAGGAGTAGCTCTAGGTACAGGCATAGCATAAGGACCAGAACTTCCAGATGCTCCAGAACCTGCCGTACCCATATTTCCATGATCTGTGTCGCCACCAAGTGCTGCACCAGCAGCTCCTGCAAGAAGCATTGCAGGAATTCCAATTTCTGGACCAAAAAGATTAAGTAGAGATGCGGTACCTGCCCATGATGCGGCAGTACCAGCACGAGAACGTGCGCTACCATGCGCAGAGTTTCCTTTTATTGCGCCGCCGGCAAGTGATGCAATAAGTCCAGTTACCCCAACTTTTCCAAACTTACCAAACTTTCCAGCCGTACCCCCCATACTAGAAAAGCCTTTACCGCCAAACTTTCCACCTATATATTTAGCGCCTAAATAAGCGCCACCAAGTTGCATTGCACTTCCTGCAAGACCTGAAATAGTTGCGCCTGTTCCACCAGCTCCAGGCATAGTTTGAAGAATACCTTTGAGGCCCATTAAGCCATCATTAACTGGACCAAGTAAATCAGCCATAGTACTAAAGCCATCATTAATAGCAGCAGTAGTTCTAAGAGATGTATTGTATCCGCCAACTAATCCTTGCTCTGTTGAGGCAAGTTTTCTAGCTTCACTAGTTTGATATCTAAAGTTTGAACGAATCGGTGAGCTTTTATCAACACCCATAAGATCCAACATCTTATTTGGATCTTTGCTGTTCATGGCGGCTGAGTAAGCCTTACCTGATTTAGCTCGTGTTCTTGCTACAATTCCGGCTTGAATTTGTTGAATAAGATTTGGGTCATTACCGGCTAATTGAGCAATAGTGCTATAAGCTCTAGAGTTTGTTGCATAAACAAGCTGAGCCTCTTCAGACGTGATTTGACGACCACGGTATAAAAAGTTATAAACTTGATTGATAATTTGATCAACAGGTTTTAAGTTACCGTTATTATCACGAATACGAATACCTGCACGTAAGAACATCATGCCGTTCATTCCCGCAACAGATGCGGCAGCAGCTTCGTTTGTCATACCAGACTGAGCACTGAGCCCAGAAAGTTGACTCATAATACTTCTAGAGCTTAAAGAATTAGCAGTGTATCCGCTATATGCAATATTCATTTGTGCCATGGTTGGACCCATAGCACTTGTTGCTCCTCCGCCTACTTGGCGGTTAGCCTGTAAGATTGCTTGACGAGAAGACATGCCGCTCATACCAGCATACGAATCTGCAGCTAATCTTTGGGTTACAGCCGCCATAGTGTTTGGAGCCATACCCATATAGATCTGACCACCAACAGCA